AGTCCACCGCCTGGAACATCGGTTCGCCGCCCTCGCCACGCGCGACAACCCCGACAACGGCTTCGATTACGGCATCGTCAAGGTCACCCGGCTTCCCCTGGAACACGGCCGCCAATGCCTCCCGGTGCGCCGCCTCTTCCCACGGGAGAAGGCAGCGGAAGCACGCATCCCAAAGACCCCGCGAATCAAGCCGGGTCAGGGATTCCGCCCTATGGACTTGCCACGGGCGGGCGCTCCGGGGGTCCGTCAACGTCACGCGGCGGTGCCCTGCGTCTGGACGGCGGCCGAAAGCGCGTTGATCACGGTGCATTTCGCGCCGTAGGTGCCGCCGCCGTGGGCCGCGACACGCACGCGGAGTTCGGCAAGGCCGACGCCGTTGATGGACTCGGAATGCTCGATAACCTGCGCATTCTCCAAGGCCCACGAAACCGACCGCGCGCCGTTCGTCAGCGTGAGAGTGACGGTGCCCTGCGTCTCCGCAAGAAGGTCCGTGAGCAGCGCGAAGCTCGGCATCGGCATCACGAATTCGATGGTGGCGCCGGTGTTCTGCCCCGGGTACTGCTGCGCGATTCCGACTTCGCCAAGGTGCTGCAAGTCGGGGCTCAGATTCCGGTTGTATTCCACGGTGGCCGACGTGACGTTGTACGTGTTGCCGAGGATGGAAACCGTAGTCGCCTGCTTCGCGAACGGGATGGTGGCCTTCGTCCGGGAGAACGAAGCGGGCGTCTGAACCGGCGTGCCGGTCCAGTCGGTTTCGACGTTCCCGAAGAGGCGCACCGTTTCGACGCAGTAGCCGCCCGCCTGGATTTCCCAGCGGATGGACGCCACCTGCCCGCCGGAGAATTCGAGTTCGGAGAAGGTGCCGTCCTCTTCGGCCATCTCGACAACGCCGCCAAGGGTCGCGGGCTGGTCAATGTCGAGGGTGTAGACGTGCGTATACGGGCCGCTGCCGGTGGTGGCGACGGAGCCGACGCCCGCGCGGAGAAGCATCCCATCGTTATCCATGTCCATCGGCTGGCTAAACTCGAAGTCCACGTACTTCTTCGAGACGAAATCAAGCCGGGTGAGGCCCGAATCGTCCAAACCGAGGTCGGGAACGGCCGTCACGTCGGCGCGCACGATGGGCGCGGAGAGGCCGGAAGGCGTGGTCCAGTACAGCGGGGCGGACGTGGTAACCCCGTCCCCATAGGCGGATTCGGCGCAAAGGCCGATTGCAAGCGAGCGACCGACAAGGCGGGCCATTGTGACTCCGAATCAGGCAGAGGGGAGGCGGAAGCGAAGAGCGACAAGCCGGATAAGCCGGCGCAGGGTGCCGCCGGTTTCGACCGTCAGGCGAAGCCGGTACGTGTTCGTGTCCCCGGCGGAAATCCACGGGAGGATGTAGAAATCGGCGCCGTCGTGAATGATGCGATGGAGCGCTTGCACGTATCGGGCCGTGGCGTCGGTGCCGCCGGAGTCGAGAACTTCCACGCGGAACCGGCGGGGCGCCTCATTCTCGGTGCTGTCATTCAGCGTGGCGTCGGCCGCGAACGCCTGGAGCGCGCCGGTCAGCGAGACGGCCACCGGGCGGTAGTCGGTGCTGGCCAAGTCCACGGATTCCAGGGTATCCCCTTGGACTACGCCGGCCCGGGTCGGGGTGTCGCCGATGGTTTCGGAGGCGAAGAGCCCGCCGCCATACATCGTGTCCGCGGTGTCGGCGACGGACGAATCCGAGAGGGCCGGGGCCGCTTTCTTGACGTACATATAGACGACGTGAACATCCGAGGTCGTGACCCCGGAAGGCGTCGTGAATTGGACCCGGTATTCGGCGGTCTGGTTGGCGTAGGAGAACGACGCCCGATTAAACGCCAGCGCGCCGCCGGTCGCATCGGCGAAGCGGACGCTGTACCCGTTGGAATCGACAGAGGACCAGAACCGGCGCAGGGCCGGCGTGATGCTCACCTGTACCCGGATGGCGGTGGACGCGGCGGCGCCCGGGGAAACCGCGATGGGCCACCGGTAGTACGAGACGGGGGAGAATGCGAAGGCCAAGTCAAGCCCCCAAGGGTGTACGGTAATCGGCGGACAGCGTGCCGAAGACGGCGACGTGCCCTTCCTCGTAAGCGATGGACAGCGAAATCGAGGGCGCCGGGGAGGTCGCGTCAAGGGTCGAATCGCGGACGGCTACCCCGATGGCTTCCGCGACCCGGGAGGCGACGGCGGCCATATCGGCGCCCGCGGCCACGGCGACGATTGCGGCGACCTCGTAGGTGGCGGAAACCGTCTCGTCAAGCGCGGAGGGCGACGGGGAAACCGACAGCGAGATAGGCCAAGCTGCGACAACCGACCGGCCCGCCGGGGGTTGGAGCCGCGTCGGCCGCCCGGTGTATGCCTCTGGCTTCTGCCCGGTCGCCGGCACGCCCTCGAAGGCGAACATGAGCCCGCCCAAAAGGACGCGCACGGCCGCCAAGCGTTCGAGGGCGTACAGGGTCAAGCGCGCACCGCGGGCGCGAAGATGGGGCCGCCATCCGCGCCGTCCCCGGCCGAACAGGAAGCAAAAACCATGAAGACGCGGTGGCGGCCCATGCGCGGAGTCTACCCCGGAATGCGCAGTCCTGGCAAGCCGTCCGCGATTTCCCCGTCAATGCGGCGCACTTCGGCATCGTGCGCGTCCCGGCCGTAGTTTGTGGCGCGGAGGCGGACGGTGCGAACGAGAATCCACAAGGGTTCGCCGCGGTAGACCATAAGCCAGCCGTCACGGGCGCGAAGGCGGAAGAACTTCATCCCCTCGGAATCGTGCAAAAGCGTAAGAGGCCCGCCCGGGAACCGCTCCCGCGCGCGCGACCCGGGCACCGGTATCCGCAGGTATTCCATAAACCGGGGACGGATGACGCCGCCCGGAAGGTAGCCGCTGCCCTCGTCTTGGACGCGGGCATACCGGATGACGGGCTCCGTGCGCCCCGCGATGAAGCCCGCCCGGATGGCGTCGGGATGGAATTCGACAAGGGGTTCGACGGAGCGGGCGAGCGAGCCGCCCACCCTGGCTTGCGCGAAGGTCGCCGCGTCGGCCGCCATCCGCTGCGCGACTTTCGCGGCGTATTGTCCCAGGGCGGTTTGCGCCCGCTCGCCCAACGCCAAGAGGGCGCCGGGCAATTCGTCCAGGGTCAGCGCCGCCACGGGAGTTTGAACGGCGCAAGCTGCGCGCGCAAATCGTCGGGCCACGTCTCCGGGCGGTACGTCTCGGATGGCTGCCCGACCCCGGATTCACCCTGCCGCCCGCGCCGCCGGTCCACGTCCAAGGAGAAAGCCACAAGGCGCCCGGCCGCGTCTTCCACGGCGCCGGGAACCGTGGTCCACCCGGCCACGTAGGTCACACGGTACCACGATTCCGCCGACCAACGCGCGCCCTTGATGGCGTCGATGCGCACGCGGGCGGGGTCCGAGCCGTCGCGGAGGGCGTAGTAATCGGCCTGGACGGTTGTCCACGTCGAACCGTCGCCGGATTCCTCGATGCTGGTCACCGACGCCACCGGGGAGAACTGCGGCACAAGCCGGGATTCGTCGCTCCACGGATTCCACGCCCAATCGTAAGGCCCGAAGGTCCAGACGCGCGACGCCGAATCCCAATCCTCGCCCCCGGCGGGGAAGCCGAGGTGGTGAAGAATAGCCGCCGACAGCGCGTCAATCCGCGCCAGCACGGCGGAATCGTCAAGCGGGACCACGGGGCCGGTGCCCTGGTATCGCGCGCGGTACGTGTCGAGGGTGACAAGGCGGACGGTCATGGCGCATCCTACCACGGCGCGGCGCCGGGCGCCCGTAGGTGTTTCCACGGTTATACGTTGGGGCCATGCACGACCCCATCACCGCCGGCGCCTATCACCTTTCGTCCCTTGCCTCTGGCTTACGCCGACAAGCGGAGGCCGCCCGCGTCCGTGGCTTTGACGCGGTGGCGCTCCAAGGCGCGGCCGATGCGGCGGAAATCGCATCCGCGGCGGTGCTGGTCTGCGCGCAAGCTGCGGCCACCCGCGAAGAGCGCGAAATCCAAAGGGCGGCGCGGTGGGCCGCCTTCGCCGCGCTCGGAGGCGGGCTTGTGGGCGGCGTCGTCGCGGGGTTGCTTGCCCGGCTTTGACGCGGGCGGGGCCCCGTGCTACGGCTTACCCACGGGCGGCGAACATCTAAGGCGCGTCGTCCGTAGGGATGGCACCCGCCCCCGCTCGGAATGGTCCGGGCGGGGGTTTCTCTTAGAGGAACGCCGGGATGGTCGCGCCCGGCACCGGGGCGGCGCAGATTGCCCGGAGGAGCCCGCCTTGGACGGACGGCGCCGACGCGGACAGGAGCGCGGCAAGCTGCGGCGCTGTCTGGCTTAGGCCGGAAACCGCGGTCGCCTTGACGGTCGGGAGCGTGCATCGCACCTGCCATCCCGCGCCGGAGCCCACGATATCGCGCACGAAGTCCGCGACGCCCGCGGCCTCTTCGTCCGTTAGCGGGTCGGCGTGCGAATGGTGGCCTAAGTCAGCCGAGCCCCATGCAAGGCGCCAACGGCGGCCGACAGCAAGCGCGGACTCCACGGCGAAAAGCTCCACGTCAGACGCCGCGCGCGGAGGTCGAATGCGCGGCGGCCACAAGGGCGTCGGCCTCTGCGTCCCCTCGCACGTCGCGCACTACGTCGGCGCACGCCAGAACGGCCACGGCGACCGCGGAGCGCACGCGCGCCACGCGCACCGCGGGGTCAATCGGTGCGCCTCCGGCGTGGATGTGCTGCGGAGGTGGTGCCGTCAGCGTGGGCGCGTGCGAGGGCTGCGACAGAGAGCGCGAGGTCATGGACGGCATCTTCGATGGCCTCCATCCGACGAAGGAGAATGACCGCGCCATCGGGACCGCGCGCGGCAAGGGGAGAAAGGTCTACGTCTGGACCGGCGGCCCGACGATTGCGCACGTGTTCCGCGGTCCACGCGGCAACGCCGGCAGCCAGGGCGGCGCCAAGGTATCCCCACGGGTCCGAGCCTGGAGGTGGGCCACCGACAACGGGCGGCGCGGCGGCATCCTGCGCGAAGGCCAAGGCCAAGAATAGCAGCATCATTCCGCAATCTCCCAATGCGGGCCATCGGGGAAGCGCACCCAATCGCCGCCCCAAACGAGGCGCAAGCCAGGGTAAAGCCCCTCCCGCTGCATCGCGGCCCATTCGGCTTTCACAAGCGGGGCAAAGGCGTGGTACGCCGGCCAATCCCAAGTGACCGCGCCGCCGACAAGGGGCGCCACGTCAACCGCGCGCGACGGCTGCGCGTTGTGCTTCGACGCGGGCCACCGAAGGCGGGAGGTGCCGGCGGCGAAGGCGGCATCCTGCTCTGGCTTTCCCCGGAAGCCGCAAAGGATGGTGAGGTCCGAGGGCAAATCAGGCCGGAGAATCACCCGCTCGAAGAGGGCGCGGAGGGCCGGATGGCAGGTCGCAAGCCGGCCAAGCGACCGGGCCCCCCATTGGTAGCGCGGGCCGTTCATCCGGCGTCTCCGTCTTCGTCGGCCGGGGCGGTCCCATCACGCTCGGAGCGCAGCGCGTCCAGCACAAGCGCGGCGGCGCCGACAAGCGCCGAAATCTCGCCCGGCGTCAACCGGCCATCCACAAGGGACATCCCTACCATGCCGATAAACCGCGCGATTTTGCGGCGCGTGGACCGCGTAAGCCGCTTCACGACCGGTCCAGCGCGGCCACGGCTTCCGCAATCGGCCGGGCGACGGCGCGACAGTCCGCGGCGGGCGGAGAGGTCGCGGAGGCCGGGTCAAAGCTCGCCACAAGGGCGTCGGCGTCGGCCTCGGTCATGCGCAGCACCACAACCACGGGCGCGGAGCCGTCGTCATCGGTGATGGTGTAGCAGTCCACGATAACCATTAGATTACCTCCATCACGGAGATACGAAGCCGGCTAATCGTCATCGATGAATTGAGCGTCGCCGCGCCGAAAAGCTCGAAGGCGATTTTCGGGTCAGTCCCAAGGCGAAGCCCGCCGCCGCTTGTGAAGGCGAAATCCTGGCTTCTGCGGCGTCCGAGGTACGTATGTGCGTCGGGATTGGCTGGAAGCGTGGTCAAGCCGTGGCAGATTTCGATGCCTTCCGGGCATCGCATGAGCGACGCGGACCAAGCCGCAGGCAGGGTGCCGGTGGTGGTGTCGTTGGTATGATTCGTGCTGCCGGAATGGTAGGTCCGCGCGTTGATGCTGTATACCGTTCCGTTGTACGTAAGCCGGCTTCCGATGTTGCTATTCGTCGTTGACCCGGAAGCGGTGGATACCATCATAATATGCGCCGCCGCGTTGGTCGCAAGGCCCCCGATGGACCCCTGTGCTTCGACCGCGAAGATGCGCCGGAAGACGCTGGAAACGCCCAACGCGGACCAATCCGGGTCAAAGAGGATTGACCGCTGGCCCGTTGTGTTGACACTGAAAACGAGGCCCGACCCGTTCGTCGGGGTGATGCTTCCGGTTCCCGTTCCATCGATTCCGGTAAGCGTGAGGAAAGCCGCCCCGCCAACGGTCAGGTTGATGCTCCCTGTGGTCCCCGTGGTGGCGGAGGCCGTGTCCACGGTGGTGAGGTCGTAGTCGGCCACCACCTTCCAATCAAGCGAGCCAAGCGCCGTCGCGACCGCCACCGACAGCACCACGTCGGCCACCTGCCCGTCGGCGCCGGTACCCCGGAGACGGACGGCGTAGGACCGGCCGTCCGAAAGCCCGGAGGCAATCGAGACGGAATAGGGCCCCGCGCCCGAGCCGGTGACGGTCGCGGTCACAGCGCCGCCCGCGGAGGGCGTGACGGTCGCAACCACGGTCACCGAATCAGACCAAGAGCCGATGGACGTGCTGCCAAGCGCCGTTGTGCCGGAGGCCAAAACCTGCGGCGTGGGGGTCGAAGGCGGGGTGAGGTCGGGACCGCCGCCGCCGCCGGACGCGCCGCCGGCCATCGCCAGCATGGACGGGATGCAAACGCGCATCACGATTGCCGGGACTGGACGGTGACGGTTCCGCTCCCGCCGTGGCGGCGCGCCTTGATGACCCGCGACCCCGAAAGCGGGCCGCCCCACTGGCCTACCAGCGTCCACGTATCGGCGGCGACGTGGACCCAATCCGAAGACCCGGGCCCCTGGACTTCGCCTTTGTGTTGCTCGAAGAGCACGAACAGAGCGGAGGCCAGCTTGGAAACGGTGATTTCCGTCCCCGTGGTGGCGTCCACGCTGGCTTCGGTTTTCGTCTGGTTCGGCACGTCGTCAAAGGTCGTAGCCATAGGGGCACCATAGCACGCGGGGGCGACAGATGCCGCCCCCGCCGGTCAAGGGGAGGGCGTCAGTTGATGGGCTGGACGAACCACGTAACCGCGGCCTCGGTGGCCTTTCCGCTGCCGCCCTTGGCGACGACGAATTTCAGATTCCCACCCGCGGCGACGATGGCGTTCGCCGGGTCCACGGTGAGGGAAATCGACGTGTCCGCCGTGAGGGCGCCCTGATTCGCGGCGCGGGAATCGTAACCGGTGGTGCCGGTAACGTCCGAATCCACGTAGTCCGTATTGTCGGCGGCGATGCCGTCGAAGTCCACGATGCGGACTTCCACGATGCGCGCGCGGTAGGGGATGACGACGCCGACTTCGGCGGTGCCGGCCGCGTTGGTGACCACGGTCCCGGAGGTGAAAGAAGCGTACTGCATTGGATTCTCCACGAAGGGGAAACCCGCCCCGGCATAAGCCGGGACGGGCGGGGGCAGGGTCAGATGTCGAGGCCGTAGACGCGGAGGGCGGTCTTGCGGGCGCTCGGAACGGGGTTGAAGAACCGCTCGTGGTAGATGCGGCTCACCTGCACGGCGTCGGTGCCGGGGATGTTTTCGACCTTCGTCGAACCGTGGCCGGGGCCCTGGACGCGGACGATGGCGGACATCGCGGCCAGGAACGCGGCGTTCTTCCCGCCCGTGGCGTTCGGGATGCCGGCGGTGGAGTAGCTGCCGGAGCCAACGAAGGCGTGCCGGTAGATGGGGGTCCCGTCGTAGAGGCGGCCGACAAGCCACGGATTCGCGGGGTCGGAAACCGGGGTGACGAACACCTGACCGCCGGCGGTGAGGGTGTTCAGCGCCATGAGCGCGCGGGCGGCCTGGAAGTCCAGCACGTAGCCGGTGCCGGGGAGGTAATGGTACTGCTCCCGGATGCGCGCCATCGCCAGATTGTGGAACTTCACGAAACCGGCGACCGTGGCGAGCCATTCCGTCTCGGACGACATGCCGAAGGTGGCGTCGTCGAGGTCGTTGGACTGGTCCGAAGCCATGCCGACAAGACCATCGCAGGTCAGGAGCATATCATCGGTGCCGCCGGACTCGGCCAGCACGCGGCCGTCCACGTCGATGGCGGCGGTGGTGGTGGCGGTGGACTGGCCGATAAGAGCCAGACCGGCGGCGCCGTAGACGTGCGACGCGGGGGCCGACTCGGATTCGCCGTGCAGGAACAGGAGGTCGCGGGTCGCAAGCTCGGACAGGATGGCGGCGCGCTGGTGCGTTTCGAGAACATCCCAGGTGACGCGGGGGTCGATGAGGTCCACGGCGTCGATGATGGACGAATGCACACCGCGGGCGCCCGTCACGCTGGCCTTCGAAACCGCAAGGTCGGTGAGGGCGTATTGGCCGAAGACGTTCGAGGTCTGCCGGGCCTGCTGCCGGAAGCCGCCGATGCCGGTCAGGAGGCGCACGCTCAGGTTCTCGGTGGCGTGCAGGCTGCCGCCCATGACGGGGATGGAGAGGCCAAGGCCGGCCTGCGAAGCGGTCGCCGTGAGGTCCATCACGTCGGCCATGATGTCTTCGGCCACCCAGTCCAGCCACGCGCCGGAGGCCGCCGCGGACGAAGACGCCAGGGTGCCGGCGGCGCGGTTGCCGATGTTGGCGAGCACGCCGGAAAGCGCGGATTCCAGGGCCGGACGGATGGACGCCGGGGCGCTGCGGACGGCGGCCGAAGCCTCGCCAATTTCGCGCGACAGCGGGGCGAGCCCGCCGCGGTAGCCGACGCGGGCGAGGGCGGCCAGACGGCCAAGCGGCCTCCGCGCGGCGGCGGCGGCCTTGGCCTCCGCCTCGGGGAGAAGGCCGGCGGCGGACTTGTCGAGAAGGCCGGGCTTGGAAACCCGCAGGAGGGCGGGCATATCGCCGACGCGGATTTCGGTGTCGGTGGTCACCGGGGCGAGGGACAGCGAGCCGTCGGCGTTGCGGAAGGCGTCCAGCCCGCCGGCCTTGGCCGCGGGGGCGGCGCCGCCGGCAAGGGCGGCCTGAACGGAGGCCGAAAGGTCGGCGGTCTGCTGCGCGGTGGTGTCGAGCTTGGCGGCGATGCCCTGCACAACGGCGCGGAGCGCATCGGGGGTGGAAAGGTCAAGGGCGGTCATGCGGGCTCCTTCGTGGAAACGGTAGCGGAGAGAAAGTCAGGTGTCAAGGACGCCGCATCCAAGCGGCCAGCGCGTCAATCGGAGAGGCGCCAAGCCACGCGGCCAGCGCATCGGGGGCGGTCTGCTCGCCCTTGGTTTCTGCATCGGCGGAATCCATGGACGTAACCAGCGAATCAGACCAAGCCACGGCCGGGTCACCGCCCCAAAGCGCCCACGCCACGCGGCCGGGCGAGGGATAGCCGGGTTCGTCCGGGCGGAAGCCTTCGCCCTCTTTGTCGGCCTCATGCCGGGCAAACCACGCTTTCATCGCGCGGGCTTTCTCCGGGGAAATGTCTTCCCCGTCGGCCATGCGGCGCGCCCATGCCACGGTTTCGGGTTGGAGTCCGTCCCCGGATTCTCCCGCTTCGTGCCATTCGAGGCCCCGGCGAAGCTCTTCGCGGACGCCCTCCGGGGGCGAGAAGTCGATACCGGGGTAAGCCGGGGCGAGGGTCGCGGCCTCTTCGGCGGGCTCTTCCGGCGCGGGCGCGGCGGGCATCCCCTCCAAGAGCGCCCGAAGCGGGTTGTATTCGATTTCCCGGTGCGCCTGGACCACCGCCGCGGGGAGGTCCATCCCATGCGCAAGGTGCAAATGCGAGACGAGGGCGCGAAACAGGGAAGCCCCGGCCGTGTCTTCGTCGCTATCGTCTTCGTCCATGCCGAGCGTCATTCCCGACACGCGGGAATCGGCGTCCGCGGCCACGGAAACAAGGGACGCCTCGTAGACTTCCAGTTCCCGCGCGAAGGTCTTACCGGATTTCTCTTCCCATTTCGCAGAAAAGCCGATGGAGACGCCCCAAAGGAAGCCGCCGTCCACAAGCGCCTTCGCCTCTTCGGCGTCGGGCGTGGGCGCCCATCGGATTCCGCCGGCCGACATCACGCCGTCTTCGATGCGCAGGTCCGTCCACGCGCCGACAACCCGGGCGCGGTCATGCTCCCGCAGCACCGGCATTTCCCCGGCGGCGCTCATGCGGACGCGGGCGCCCTCGAAGTCCACGACAAGGGCGCCATCATACGCCTTGCCGGAGTTGAGAATGTAGCGCCCGCCGCCGTTCTCAGCGAGCGAGAAGCAGGCGCGGCCCTTGGGATTGCGTCGCATCGGTTGCCCCGGCCGGAATCTCAATCCCGGCAAGTTGGTAGGCGGTGGCGACGGGTAGCCCGTTGCGCACGTGGATTTCTGCAAGCTTGGCCCGCCGCTCTTGGTCTTCGATTTCGGCATCCGCCGCATCGCCAGACCAATCCGAGGCAAGGTAAAGGTCGGTCGAACCAAGCCGGTCCATTAGCGGCTGGAACGCCGTCCAGACCACGCCGGACAACGCATGGAGCATCGCCCGATACGCGCGGTGCTGCTCTTTCGCGGCCGAATCGTTGGTGACCGACCGATTCCAGAGGACCGGGGCCAATCCGAGCGCGCGGATAATGCTATCCAGCATGGCGGCTTGGAGCGCAAGAACGTCGGTTTGCTCCTTGCTTTCCGGCAAGGACTCAAACTCTGCACCCCGGAGCGCGACGTGATAGCCGGTCGTCTCGTAGAACCGACGCATAAGCCGGAGAGAACCGGCCACCTCGTCCGGCGGGGTTTCTCCGGGCCAGCGAAGGCCGATGGATGCAATCGGGCCGCGGGGCCGGTCGCGGAGATACGCCGCGTCGCGGGAGGCGCGCTCGAAGTCCGGGTAAAGCGGCGCCAGCGGAGAGACGCCGAAAACGCCATCCTGGCCTGTGCCGTAGCGGTTGACCGCCGCGTGCAGGATGTTCGACGGCGCGATGTACCGCGTCCCGTCGGGCCCCTCGTAGCGGTAGGCCGTTACCGTGGCTTCCGCCTTGTCGAGTTCGGCGTAAAGGTCCGTCGCATCCCGCAAGACGAGCACGCCCGCGCGCGGGGTGACCGTGGTAGGACGGCCCAAAACCTCGACAAGCGCGTTCCCGGTTAGGAGCACGTCCGCGATTAGGCGCTCGACAAGCTGTTCCCGGGTGAATCCGGGGGCAGAATCCAGAAGCGCGAAGACGGGGTGCTCCCGCGGCGTCGGGTCGGCCTCGGTGCGCACAATGACGGGCCGCGCCGCAATCTCCCGAGCGATGCCGGCGACGGCGGCCAGCGCATCGGGGTTGCCGAGAATGGCAAGCCGGAGCGCGTCCGTTTGCTGCGACCGCGTGGCTACGTAGGGCCCGGCCGCGTAGTAGTCGGCGGGAATGGCCGCGGGAACGCCGGGCGCCCCGGGCTTTACGGGCAGTTGCTTTTGCGGGCGCATCGCGCCGCCAACCCACGCGAAGAGCGAACGGACGGCCAACGTCCAATCGAGCCGGGCGGGGGAAATGTCGGCAGGGCCGCGCATGGCCGGAGGCTACCACGCGCGGCCGGGAGCCGCAAGCCGGGCGGTTACTTGGCTTCCCCCTCATCGGCGCCCGCGCGGGCGAGGTCGCCGGCCGGGAGGTCGTCGGGGGCGAAGTCCGGGGGAAGCTCCGGCAGCATCCGCTGTGCCGGCGGCGCGGCGATTGCGGCGGGCTGCACCTCGGCTTCCGCCGTCTCCGTGTCGTCGGGGAGGTCGAGCGGGAGCGCGCCGCGGGCCACCACCTCCCGAATCGCGGCGCCTTGCGCCATCTGGACGGGCCACGCTTGCCACGGCCCACCACCGGCCATCCGGGACGCGCGGCGGCGGGCGGCGATGGTCCCGACCGGCACCCAAAGCGCGACGCGCTGCGCGGGCGCGGGCGGGCGGATGACCACCACCACGCCAGCGAGGTCATCCCAGGACGTGACGGCGGCCGTCGGGTCCGAGGGCGGGCACGAAAGCACCTCCCCGAAGTCCACGCGGAGGCCGGGAAGGTCGGCGCGGGACACGGGGACCGTATGAACGCCCCATCCGGCGCGGGCGGCGATGATGGACATTCCGCGGTGGGTAAGCCGCCATTGCAGTTCGGGCGCTTCGTCGCGGCGCGCGGCCTGCGGCACGAGGTACACGGCCGGCGCGTGGCCCCCGGGGTAGAGGTCAGCGAGGGCGCATTGGGCGATGGCGCCCGCCACGCTGGCCGGGGTGCATCCGTAGAGCGCCGACGGGTCGCGGGCGGCGCGGGCGGCGGCAGCGAAAGCCAAGCCAACGCGGGCGGCGGCCTCGGTGGCGCGCGGGTGATGGGCGAGGATGGCGCGGGCGGCGGACTCCACCTGCGCGCGGAAGATGGCGGCCGGGGGCCGGTGCTGGACTTCGCTCATTCGGGGCTCCTGTTCGTGACTTTGAGCGCACCGCGCTTGTCTGCGGTGAGGCGGTGCGACGGGGTTAGGATAGCATTGGCCCCCGCGCCCGTCAAGCGTGCGAGAATGCGGGGGCGGAGGTCGGCAATCGCGGCGGCGGCTTCGGACTCTTGCGCCCTGGCCTCTGCGAAGGCGGCGACCAACGCGGCGTCTTCGTCGGTGCCCTCGATGGTGGCCGGGCGGGGCGGAAGCCGGGAGCGAAGCTCGGCAAGGCACGCGGCCGATGCGTCCGGGCCGGGCTCCCGGCGTTCGAGCAGGATGCGGCGGCGGGCGGCGCCGACGTGGGCCACCACGCGCGTAGCCCAGCGAAGGCCGGCGGGCGTCGCCTCGATGCGGACAGCGCGGCGCCACGCCCAGCCGGACGAAGCGACAAGGACCACGGCGGCCACGGTGACGCCGACGGCGTGAAGCGCGTACATTTGACACGCGGCCTGGACGGCGTACTGCGGCGGGACGGGCACCCCTTCGGCGTCGGGGTCGCACACCACCGCGTCTTCGTCCGGCCAAGCGTCCAGGGTCCGCGGGGCCTTCGTCTCGATGGCGACGCGGCGGCCGTCGGCCTCGATGCCGAGCGCATCGGGCGTGACGGCGAGCCAACCGGCGCGGGCGCGCATGAGCGGAAGCCGGGGCACGGTGTCTTCGTCGGGCGACCAAAGGCCGTCCGAGCCCCAAAGATGCACCCCGGCTTCTGCCGCCCAAAGCGCGGCGGCGGTCGCTTCGACAAGGTGCCCGCGCCGGGCGTCGGCCTCTGCCGGCGGGTTGCCCCCACCGACGGCGCCGGAGGTCCACGAATCCCACGGGGACGCCCACGGGGAGAGGCCAAGGAGCCCTGCCGCGTCCGATGCGCCCACCTCGAAGGCGGGGGCGCCGCTGCGGCGGTCGGCGGCCCATTCGGCGCGGGTCTGGTAGATGCGAAGGCTCATGCGGCATCCCGGGCGGCGGCCCGCAGGGCGGCAATCTGACGGGCCGTCAAGCTGTGGCAGGTGGTCCAATGGTCGGCCACCACGTCCCACGCTTCGACGGTGCCCGTCCCGAGGGCCACGCGGAAGCGGCGGCAGTTCGAGCCATCGGCGTAGGTGCGAACCGCGCGCGCCGTCCGAATCTCCATGTAACGCTGCGCGTAGTACGTGGACCCGTCCGAGCGGTCGGAAACGCGCTTCCACGGCGCGCCAACGCCGGCCAAGGTGCGCCCGGGGGTGGTATCGGCGAAGGCGTGCTCGATGGCCTGACCCTGGAACCGGCCAGGGGCATCGAAGCGAAGGCCGGAGGGCTCGAAGCACGGGGGGCAGCGCAAGTAATAGGATTCAGTGATGGTGGCGGTCATGGCTTGCTCCTGTTCGCCGGGGCGCACCGCCCCGAACACGAACACCATATGTTCGCACCCCGCGCCCGTCAAGCGGTTGACATACGCTTGACAAGTCACCCGGCGGCGCGGGAGAAGAGCGACAGCGCCCGCTCGGCATCGGCCAGCGAAAGCCCGCCCGTGGACGCGCTTTCCAACCGAAGCAGCGCCTTCGACAGCGCGTCGGGGCCGTCGTCATGCGCGCCGCCGGGCCATGCCTCCGTCTGCCGGAGAGCTTCCCGGCCGCCTTCGTGCGAGCGGATGGCGGTCGAAAGCACGGCCACGCCGTTGTTGAGCAGCGGAACCACGCCGGAAATGCAGGCGTCCTTAGCCCGGGTTTCGTGGATGGCGACGGGCTCCATCGTGGACGGGAGGCCGGCGGCCTTCCGGCGCCGTCGCATCTCCGCATGGTACTCGCCTTGCAGGCACGCGCCCCCGCCGCCGTTGGACTCGTAGACCACCTCCACCACGGGGATGCCGGCGGCCCGCCACCGCGCCCACGCGGCCCACGCCCGTTCGGCTTGGTCTTCGGGCTCTTCGCGGACGGCCGACCATTCGAGCACCACGTACAGCCGTTCACCCGTCGCGCGGTCGTCTCGCATCGCCACCACGGCGAAGCCGGCGAAGTCGCGGGCGGTGCTGCCCTTCTTGCGGCTTGTGGTCGGGTCGAGGTGAATGACGGCCCGTGAGAAAGCCGGAAGGGGGATGCGCCGGGCGGAATCGCCGTAGCCGATGACGACATCCCGCCCGTCAAGCGTGCACCACCGGAACGAATCGGGGCGGAATGCGCCGCCGCCGCTGGCTATCGGCGCGTTCTGTACGTCTTTGAGAAAGCTCGGGAGCCCAATCGAAACAAGCCGGAGCATCGCCCGGTACAGCGGGAGCCGGTGGGGGTCGAGCACTTCGGCCCCGGCGTCCATCTCGTCACGGTGCGCGCGGTAGAAGTCGAGGGCGGCGCGTTCGCGCTCCCGGGCGGGGGAAGCCGGGTCCGTCAGGAGGGCGCGCCATTCCGCCCATCGGCTGCCCTCTTGGATTTCGCCCGATTCGACGCCGACGGGCCAACGCACAATCCCGCGGAAGGACGCGCCATCCCAAGCCGGGTCACGTTGGAGACGCGCCGACACCGCGTCGGGGTGAAGCCGGGTCGCCATGAGGCAGACCGCCAAGCCGCCGCCCTGCGGGCCAAGATTTAGCACGTCGCTGTTGAGCTTTTCGTGCATCGCATCGCGCGCGGCCATGCTGCCCACGTCGTCCGGCTTCTCCAAGTCGTCAAGGAGAACCAGCGTCGGCCGGTGCGTCCCGCGGAGTAGGCCCCGGATGGTGCCTCCAATCGAACGCACGGAGACATAGGAGACGCCCGCGGGGAAGCCAAGGACGGCCCCCCGGCGCACGGCGCCATCGCCCATGTTGCCGGTCCATCCCACGTCGCCGTAAAGCGCGGCCAGCATCGGCGACGCGGCCGGATGGCCGGGGCTTAGCATCGCTTGGAGCGAGACGGAAAGCGCGGATGCGTGCGCGGACTCCGGGCCGATGATGACGACGTAAGGTTCACGGCCCGAACGCACCGCCCGGTCAAGCGCGGCAATCGCAACCGAGGTTTTGCCGGTCCCGCGCGGCGCTTCCCATGCGGAGCGCGCGATGGGGTCGGCCTCGGCATCGGCCCCGGCTTGCGCGGCGCGGGCCTCGAACGGGGGGAGCGCATCAAACCAAGCCAAGATGGCACGGTGCGACGGGGCGAAAGGCGCGGCGGCGATGCCCGGCCAGCAAAGCGCCATGTATGCGGCCAAGTCGCGGTCACAGCGGAACCGAAGCCATGCCAGCCCGGCGGGGCCCGACGCGGCGGCGGCCGTCACAAGGTCGGCCAGCGGAAGCCGGAGGATTTCGGCGGGCGTCATGAGAATAGCCCTCGCTGCTCAGGCGGCGTCCAGGCGGGCGGGCGCGACAGGGTAAGCCATTCCGCCTGCTGTTTCGAGAAGGTCCGCTTCTGCCCCCGCCGCTCCCCGTCCACGCGGACGGCGTGCCAGCCCTCCGCGGTGAGGTCCGCGATGGGTTCGGCCTCGGAGATTGCCACGGTCGCCCCGGCTGCGGCCCACCGCCGGGCAAGCGCCACCACCTCCGAGCGCGGGAGGTCGTGCCCGTAGCCGGTCGTCCCCACGTAGGGCGGGTCCATGTAGGCGACCGTGCCGGCCGGGAGGTCGGGGCCGGGCTCGATGCCGCGGGCGTCGGGGGTGATGGTGGCGGGGAGGGCGGGGAGGTCGCCCATCGCATCCGCGAAGTGCTCGGGAGGGTGCGCGTTCCAAACCGGCGTTCCCTTGCTCGACTCCGATGGCAAGAAGCCAGCGTCAGGGCCTTTGGTGTTGTAGGACCGGCCCCACGTCCAGACCCACCGCGCCACCTCCCGCGGGTCCACGCGCCGGGCGTCGGGGGTGATGGTGGCCGGGAGCATGGCCAGCGCCTCGAAGTCTGCGGCGATGTTGCGCGCTGGCTTACGGTCACCCTCGATGATGGGCTCGTCGCCGCGTGGCACTCTCACTGAACACCAGCCAGAGTCGGGCTCCATGCGGCGGTAGGACCATTGGCCGATAGTCATCCACCGCGCCACCTCCCGCGGCAGCACGCCAACGTCCCCCGGGTCCACGCCCCGCGGCGGCCCCTCTGCCCGTAGCCGCTCCCACAGCGCCCGGGGCTCTTCGTCGGCCCATCCGCGGATGATGGCGGCGGCGGCGCGGGCCAAGTCGGCGTCGCGGTACGCTTCGAGCAGAAGCCTCACGCCGGGGTCAGGCTCGCACCAAAGATAACGGGCGGCACCTTGACCCGGGCGGAAGCCAAGGATGCGCAGGATGGCATCCGCGTAGCCGGTCTTCGCGCCCATGCGGGAGACGGGCGGCCGGGCGTGGCGGCGGTGCAGACGCAGCGACAGGGCGGCCGTGCCGGCGCAAAGCTCCACGAAAAGGGGACATGTCATTCGACGGCTTCCCCCGTCGGTTCCGGCGCGGGCGCGGGCGCGGAGAGCGCGTCAAGCTCGCAATCCGGGGAACACCACGCGGCGAAGTATTCGGCGGGCGCCATGAAGGTTTGCCCGCAGCGGCAGCACGTAGCAACGGTGGTCACGACTCCCCCATCACGCGGCGGATGGAGTCGGCCCGCGCTGCTTCCGCCACAAGCGCGGCCATCGTCGCGGCTGCGGGGTCGGCCTCGGACTCTGCCCCGCCCCAAAGCTGCGGATAATCGGCCCAAAGTTTCGCCACGGAGGCGAGTTTGGTAGGGTCGGGCGCCGACGATTCGGCCAGCGACCGCGCCGCGTTGGCGACGGCCTGCCGGAGCAAGGCGCCCACCTCGTCACGGCCGGGGATGCCGGCGGAGTCCAGAAGAGCGAGGGCATCCGCAACCTCGGCTTGCGCCTCCCCAATGCGGGAAGTCGGGCCGTCGGTGGTCTTCACGCGGCACCGTCCCGACGGCCGACGGCGGCGGCGATGGCGGACGCGGCGTAGACCGCGGGGCGCTGGCCGGCGGCGCGGGCGCGGTCCACGATGGCGGCCATCTCGCCCGCGTCAAGGTGCACGTCAACGGACACGCGGACGGCGGGCGGCGCCGGGTTGGCCGAAAGGCTGCGGCGCTCACGCCAGATGCGCACGGCTTGACGAGACACGCCCCACCGGGCGGCGAGGTCGCAATCGCGGAGGCCGGCGGCATGGTCCGCGCGGCGGGCGGCGTCTACGGAATCGGGAAGGTCGCGAAGGGTCATGGGTTCACCGGGGCGGGAGAGGGGCGACGCATGAGGCGGGCGGCGGCGTCGGCCTGTTTCCTGGCCTCTGCGATTTCGGCCGCCATTTCCGCCCGGCGGTCTTCGCGGCGCAAGCGGGCGAAGGTGCGTTCGAGGCGGACGGCGCGGGCCACGGCGGCGCCGTAGACGGTCGCCGGGTCGGCGTCGGCCGGGAGTCGCGCGCGGTCGGCGGCCTCCCGCAGTTCGCGGGCGAGACGGAGATAGGCGGCAGCGGAGGCCGGGTCAACGCCCCCGCGGCGCGCCGACACTTCGGCCACGCGCGCAAGCTCGGCTGCGGCGTGGGCGCGGGCGGTGTCGCTCACGCGGCGCCCAGGAGCAGCGAGCGCGCCACGGCGGCGACGGGCCGGCGCTCGGTGGCGGCGCGGTCCACGATGGCGGCCGCCACGTCCGGCGCAAGCGAGACGCGGAGACGGGCGCGCGGCGGTGGCGCGGCGTTCGCTGGCAGCCCGGCGCGCACACGGGCGGCGCGGGCGCGCGGCAGGGAGAGGCCAAGGGCGGCGCCGATTTCGGCGTCGGAGAGGCCGCGGGCGTGGAGGTCGTGAAGCGTGGTCATGGCCTTACCGTAGCATCATGCCCCGGGCGCGTCAAGCGTGGCGCCTCTGCTACCAGAAACAGGTAGCGGCGACAGGGGTATTACCTTGTTGCTACACTCCCGCGGTATCACTTGGGCCGGCCGAAACGCGGCGGACGGTCGGCGTAATCCGGGAGGGTAATGGTTGCAGAGACGTTCTGCTACGCGCTACCGGAAAAGGGTACATATGTAACGGGGAGAAGGAGGGGTGAGGAGGGGCCCGGGGGTCGCGCGCGCGAAGGGGTATGTGTTTTTGGCGTAGCAGGTGTAGCAGCGGTGAAAATGACGCTTTGACTACGTGTGTCGTGCTACCGTACCCTTGGTAGCATGCGCGTAGCACGTGTAGCAGTAGCATAAAAGGTATAGAGAAAGAGAGAGAGAAGGGGAGTACCGCTGCGCGGCGCCGTGCCGGTAGTTCCTTGGCTTTCGCTATCTCACGCCCCGTCGAGACGTAGTAGCGCCCTGCTACACCGCTTGACGGCTACGGGGCGCCGCGCTACCCTGACAGCATGCCCGCTTATTACAATGAACACGACCCCTTCGCCGCCGGTTGGCTGCGCGCCCTCATTGCCGCCGGCCACCTTCCGGCCGGCGACGTGGACGAAAGGAGCATCGCCGATGTCCGTTCAGATGACCTTGTGGGATATCGCCAAGCTCACTTCTTCGCGGGAATCGGAGGCTGGCCCCTCGCCCTCAGACTCGCCGGCATCCCTGACGATGCCCCCGTCTGGACTGGTTCCTGCCCCTGTCAGCCATTTTCCGTTGCAGGGAAAGGCCGGGGCACCGCCGACGAGCGCCACCTTTGGCCCGAAATGCGCCGCCTCGTCGCGGAGTGCCGCCCTGCAATCGTCCTTGGAGAGCAGGTTGCGGGCCGCGCCGGGCTTGACTGGCTCTCCGCTGTACGCCTTGACTTGGAAGGTCTGGGATATGCCGTCGGGGCCGCCGATTTGTGTGCTGCGGGGGTCGGCGCGCCGCATCTCCGACAGCGCCTTTACTGGGGCGCCGTGGCCGACTCCATGCACACAGGATGGGCCTCATGGTGGACCGAACCAGGGGGCGGACAGACTGCCGGGGGCGGCGGCGCTGTCCGGCTGGCCGACTCCAATCAGCAACGACGCGACGGGGAGCACTCACTGCTACTCCCGGGGAGCCGTGGCGCTCAAGCTCCCGGGGGCGGCGCTGCTGGCAGGATGGCCGACGCCGGACGCCGGGGCGATGAACGACGGCCAGCCGTGGGAGGCGAACCAAGCGCGCCGGGACCGGATGCGGGAGCGGCATCACAACGGGAACGGCGCGGGTTTGACTCTTGCCGCGGCGGCTCAGGCAGCGGGATGGCCGACGCCGACGACGCGCGATTGGAAAGACGGTGCGGCGGACGGGACAGCGCCGGCGAACGGGCTGCTCGGCCGGGTGGCGTGGGAGGCCAAGGGTCCCGCGCGACTCACGGCGGATGGGCGGATTCTGATTGGCTCGGATGCCGGGATGGGAAATGGCGGCCGGTTGAACCCGGAACATTCCCGCTGGTTGATGGGGTACCCGGGCGCGTGGGACGATTGCGGGGCTACGGTAATGCCATCGTCCCGCAAGTCGCGGCGCAGTTCGTGACGGCGCTGCTCGGTTGACGGGCGCCGGGCGCCGCGCTACCCTGCCCCGGTGAGGTGCGTATGGGATGGATTGACGACGTAAGACAGGCGCCCGTGGCGCGCGCGGTGGCGGGGCTCGGCTTGGCCGCCCGGACGGCGCACGGCCGCGCGACGTTCGGCCCGTGCCCGGCCTGCGGCGCGACCCGGCGGGGCGGCACGGACCCGCGGCCCCCGGTGGCCGACCTCGGGAGGGCGTGGCATTGTCACGCCTGCCAAGCGAAGGGCGGCGCGCTCGAAGTCGCCGCCGCGTCCATCGGCGCCGACCTCCGGGCCGGGTCCGCGGACTGGCCGCGCCTGCGGGAGACGTGCGCATCCCTTGGCCTGTGCGAATACGCGCACGCCCCGGGAGAGGCCAAGAAGGCCCCCACAATCGCCCGCGCTCCCGAGCCGCCCCCGGCACCGACCGAACGGCTTCCCGCGTCCCAGGTGGCCGCCCTGTGGGACGCCGCATGGCCCTGCGACGCGGGCGCCGCCGCCGGATGGTGGGCCGCGCGTTCGGCCCGCGACGGATGGCGCGGCGACCCCGCGGCGCGCGCCGCCCGGGCGCGGTCGCTTTCGGTTGCGCGGGTCTGCCCGCCCGGCGTCTGCGAGGTGGGCGATACTGTCTTCGCCCCGCCCGATTGGGCGCGGGTAGGCCGGGTGACGTGGGGCGAGGGGTGGCCGCTCTTGCTCCCGGTCTACGACGCGCGAGGGGAGCTTGTGGCGCTCCGGGCGCGGCGGTGCGCGTGGACACCGGAGGGCGAGCCGAAGGGGCCGCATCGCTGGACCGGCGAATCCTGGGTTCCGCAACCCGGCCCGGATGCCAAGGAAGTCTCGCCCATCGGCGGCGGATGCCGGGGCGCGGTCTACGCCGACCCCGCGGCCGTCTCCGTCCTTCGCGGCGGGGGCGCCTTCCGCCCCGGTGACCCCGTGCTTTGCGGCCGGGATTGGTCCCCGGGCTCCGTGGTTTGGTCCGGCCGGGCGGTCATTGTCGAGGGCGGCCCCGATTTCCTCCGGGCATCCACCGCCGACGGCCGCCTGCGGCTCGCCAAGTCGGGCGAATTCTACGAGGTGGACGCGGTTTTCGGCGTGTTCTCCGGCGCATGGCCCGCCGACGGCCCCGGATTTGACATCGCGGCAACCCTTCGCCACGCTACGCTTGTCCAGATTTCGACGGACGCGGACGGCCCGGGGGAGAAATACGCCGCCGCCATCGCCGGCACGCTCGACAGGTACGCAATCCCGAACAGGAGAAAGCCATGAGCAGCACCATTGACGACTTCTTCGCCGAAGACGAGCCCGCGCCCGTCACCCGGCCCCGGCTTGTGCCCGCGGGCGAAACCCCGCCGACCTTCGCCCCGCCCGGCCACGTCGCGCCGCCGCCCGGCGGGTGGGCGGTGGACGAAAGCGGCGTCTGGAAAGAGACGAGAGACGAGAACGGCTCCCGTTTCGTTATGGTCTGCCCGCGCGCGGTCCACGTCCAACGGCGCATCGTGGACATTGACGATGGCGCCGCGATGCTCGAAGTGTGCTGGCACGATGGCCGCGGGTGGCGCAGCATCACGCGCCCCCGGTCGGCGTTCCTTGACAGCCGCAAGCTTGTGGCGCTGGCCGATGACGGATTGCCCGTCTCGTCAGTCAACGCGCGCGGGGTTGTCGAATACATCGGCGCCTATGCCGAGTCTGACGAAGTGCCTCTTGGCCGGGTTGCGCGCCGCTGCGGGTGGACCGGCCCCGACTTCGCGGGCTTCATCTTCGGCGCGGAGTGCATCGGGGAAGCCGGGGGCGAAGCGGTCGAGCTTTACGCCCCGGACCTCCCCGCGCCCGTCCACGCGGTCGGGAGCGCCGGCACCCCGGACGGGTGGCGGCAGCTTGGGCCGGTGCTGGCCGACCTCCCCATCGTTTGGCTTGCCATCCTGGCTTCCGCCGCGTCCCCTCTCGTCTCCGTCTATTCGCAGGTCGGGTGGATTCTCGACATCTGCGGCTACACTTCGCGCGGAAAGACGACGGCGCTAAACGTCGCGGCGTCGGTTTGGGGCCGCCCCGGAGAACAGGGGTACATCATGCCCTGGACGGGGACGGCCACGTACAAGGAGCGCGCCGCCGCCGCGCTCAAACATCTTCCGGTCATGCTGGACGATAGCAAGAAGGTACCGGAGCGGGAGCGGGAAGCAACCATCGGAAGCACGCTTTACGTTCATGCATCGGGCATCGGCAAAGGCCGGGGGACTGTGACCGGCGTGCAGCGGTCGGCTTCGTGGTGTTCGTGGATGCTCAGCACCGGGGAGGCCGAAATCACCTCCTACGCCCCGAAAGACGACGGCGCCCGCGCGCGTACCATCGTAGTCCGGGGCGAGCCCTTGGGGGCCGACGGCGCCGCCCGTGCTGCCGCCATCGCGCGCATCATCGGGCCGGAGTGTCGCGCGCCTCACTATGGCCACGCCGGGCCAGCGGTCATCCGGTGGGCGCTCGCCCGCGGGGCGGACGCCGTGCGCGCCCGGTGGGCCGACCTCCGGGACCACTACGCGGGGCAGCTTGCCGCGGACGCGGGGGCCGTCGCCGGGCGCCTTGGCGCGGCCGTGGCATCGCTTCGGCTTGCGGCGGAGGCCATGACGGACGCCGGCTTCCCCGTGCCCCTCGCAGACGGCGGTGAATACGCGGCGGTCCTTGTCGCGCTCGAAGGGGCGCGCCGGTCGGGGCAGGACGCGGACAAGCCCCGCGCCACCTTGGCTGCGGTCTGGACGCGCGCCGTGGCCGCGCGGCACCGCTTCTGGCACGGCGCCGCCGCGGACCCGCCGCCGGACGGGTGGGCCGGCGCGTGGGATGCGTCCGAGGCGTGGGCGCAGGTGGCCGTGCGCCCGGATGTGCTGGACCGCTGGCTAACGGAGGCCTCCGCCGACCGTGGCGCCGTCATCGGCGAATGGCTTGCGCGCGGCTGGCTTCTGCCTGACGGTCAAGGCCGGGCAACGCGCAACGTCCGCATCGCAGGTTTGCAGGCTCGCTGCTACGTTTTCCCGCGGGCCGTGCTCGAAGACGTGGCCGGGTAGTTGTCAGGAGATTGTCAACCGCTTGACGCGGGACGGGGGCCGCCATACTGTGTGAATGTCGGCGGGCGGTGCAGCCCGCGACGCAAACAGGAGCAAGCCATGGAACTCACCCGTTCGACCTACCTTCTTTCCTGCTACGTCTCCACGTACTCCCGCGGCGGCAAGCTCACCGACTACGACGCGGCCAAGGTGGCCTGCGCCGCCGGCGCCAGCATCGCCGACGTGTACACCGCCGCCGCCGCCCTTGGCGTCTCCATCGTGTCGGCCTGCGAGGACCACGACACCGACGCCCCCGGCATCGGCGACAGCGAAGGGCGCGACGCATGACGCCGCTTCCCTACCCGCCCGCGCCCACAATGGCCCGCGCCGCCCTCGGCATCCTGGCCTTCGCCGCCGCCATCGGCGCCACCATCGCGCCCGCCCCGTACCACGTTGCCTGGATTCCGCTCGCCATCGTCGGCGCGTGGGGTCTTGGCGCCTTCCTCCCGGACTAACCGCCATGCGCTACCATCCCGACTACTCCCCCGAACTCGAAGACGGGCCCGCCCGCCCGCGCTTCTGCCGCCGCCCCACCGAGTATGGCCCCTGCGGCGCGTGCCAGGATTGCGCGCCGGAGGATGCGGAAACCGAAGAGGCGCCGCGCCTCACCGCCACGCGCGCGGAGCTTCGTGCCGCGCTGGGATTCTTCCCGGCCGACCGGGACGCGCTCCCGGCCGGCGCCGCCGAAGACGAACTCGACGTGGCCGCCCTCTGGCCTTCGCTGTCTGTCGAGGGCGCCATCCGTACCCTTGGCGCGGCGCATCCCCCGGAGCGCGCCTTGGCCGTCGCCGTCGCCACCGCGGAGGCCATCATGGCCCGCTATGTCCCGCCGGACGAAGACGAAGACCGGCCGGAACTCCCGATGCCGCCGGCCGAAGCCCTCGCCCACGCCTGCGCGGCGCGTGATTGGTGGATGACCGTCGCGGCCCGGGGCGAGCGCCCGTCAGACGCCTACATGGCCTCCCAACGCCACCTCGTCGCCGGCTTGGCCTCCGCCATCGCTGCCGCCGTCCTTGGCGCCGACCCGGCCGAAGAGCGCCGCCGCCAGCGTGCCGACCTCCTGGCTGCCTTGGAGGTGACGCCGTGAAGGGGTGGACGGCCAATGACGAGGTGCCGATCGACCCGGCCGGGGCCGTGCCCTACGCGGCGGTCACACCGGCCGCCAAGTCGGCGCACGGGCTGCGGCTGCGCGTCGCCAACCTCGAAGCGGCTCTCGAACGCGCAGAAGCCAACGCGGCCGATGCGCGGCGGGAGCACCGGGCGGCGCGGGTCGGCGAACGGGTGGCCGTTGTGCTCTTCCTCCGTCGGGAGGCGGGGCGATTGGTGGGGCAGAACCTCGCCAATGCCATCGCGGTTTCCGCCCTGGCCGACGCCATTGAGGCAGGTCTGCACCGCCCCGGGGGTGACCCGTGACGTGGGCCGCCTGGACCGCCGCAGAGCTTCGCCGTGGGCTCGAAATCGCCGCCGACACCGCCCTTTCGTGGCGCAAGGTCGGCGCGGTCATGGCCTCCGAGGGCTACGCCCTGCGCGGGCCGCAAGCCGTCCGCAAAACGCTTGTGCGCGCCGGGGCGCCGGTTCGTGCCGATGTGCGCCGGAAGCGGGCGCCGGAGGATGCGCCGTCCAAGCGTGCGAAGTCTCCCGGCCTTGTGGCCTTCACTGTCTCCCGGCCTTCGCGCGTGATTGTCGAGCTTATCGCGGGCGGAATCCGGGTCGATATCCGGCCCATCCGCGGCGAATAACCCGCGGCGCTTGCCTTATGGCGGGCGCCGTGCTACCATTCGGAAAGGGTGCAGTATGGACTTCGATTCGCTGGTGCTCCCGCCGTGGACTTGGCGGGACGTTGGGACCGCCGAAAAGCGCATCGTCGCGCTTTCGGTTTGCGGCGCGGTGCGCTGGTATCTGGAAGAGCGCGGCGGCGCATGGAGCGCGTATCCGGCGCGCACGCCCGATAGCGTGGCGGCCTATGATATGCCTCCCGAGCGCCTTTCCGCATGGCTTACGCGGGTGACGCTGTGACCCCGGGCCGGATGGAAGTTCGCAGCATCTACGAGCTTCTACTTTTCGACCTCGCCTGCGCCCGATGGTCGCGTTGGCGGGCCCGTTCCGCGATGGTGACGGGCCATCGTGGCGACGCGGCGGAACACTTGGCACAAGCCAGGGCGGCATTCCAACGCGCGGAAGTCGGCTTCGCATCCCTGTCCGCGCTTGTCGCCGAATCCACCGGCGCCGACCTTGCCGACGTGCACCGCCACCTCGGAAAGGCCGCCGAAGCCATCGAAGAGGGGCGCCGGTACACCCGCGATTTTCATCCCGAGGAAACCCATGCTAACCGTCGGCGTTGACCCCGGCGTGGACGGCGCCGCCGTCGCGCTCCGTTGGGATGGGCCCTTCGCTGTGCCGGTCCACGTGGCCCGGTTCGCGAATCACTACCACCCGCGCCCGCGTGCCCGCGCCCATGAGCGTCAAGCCGAAATGGTGCGCGCGGTGGCCGACGTTTTCCGAGCGGTGCTTC